TAGAACCAGATGAACTTGAAATATCATCGGCTTCGGCTGGATAAATACGGAATACTCCGCTTGAACTTGAATTATTTATTGAAAGCCTATACCATCCGTTTCCGATTGACTGAACAATATAGCCACCACCTCCGCTTGAAACTGCTCCCGTTGATAGGTTCAAGTAGCGGTATGATGTGCCGTATTCAATAGCGCACCAAGTTGAAGCGTTGGCTTTTACATAAACGCTTAAAGTGTTAGATGCGCTTGAAAGCGTACTTAAATTTTGTTCAACACGACCGCTTCCTGCTGATTTTGTTAAAAGCCAAGCATTAGTCGTTCCATCGTACCCAGATTGTCCACTAGTAACTGTTGAGTCCGTTTTAGTCCAAGCGGCATCGCTAAATGTGTTTGACTGCAAAATCTCGTTTGTACGAACTTTCTCCACCAAGCCCGAACTATTGACACGGGTCGCGTTAGAGGCTCGGCTGAATGTCAAATCGCCCGATCCATCTATCGGTTTAACACTATATACTTTTTGGTCTTTATAGCCACTCGGAATCATTACGAGTGAGGCATCATCAAAATAACTCATCAGTTCAAATTAAATAATTGTTCAACAAGGCAGTCTCGGCCTTCAAGCGTAGCCCCATCATCAGTCATCCGTTGGATATAGGTGTCAAATAGTTCGTAATAGTTATCCTCTCCCAAATCTTGCAGAGCAGCCACCAAACAATCGTAGCCCTCTAATACGCCTCCATCAGCCTCAACACGCTCTTGAAACGCAATAGCAATGTCATTGATAGGTGCGAAGCAAGGAGGTGCGCTATCATTTTGAATAGACAAGGTAGTGCGGTCAGTATCGCCCCACCAAGTCTCACAATAGACAGTTCCCCAAGAGATAAGATTACTCATTTTTTGCTTCTTCCTTTAGAAATAACTTCAGTTTGCGGATATTTTGCATCTTCGGTTTGTAAGTCCGTTTAGAGAACCCAACCGCTCCTTTGGATGTCTTTGTCGGGGTAGATGTCATTGTTAGTGTTTGAGTTGTACTCGGGGAACAAATCTTGGTTGAAAGACATATAGTCCACAAACCGTTGGGTGTAGTATTCCGCTATCTTGCGTTCCTTCTCTACCAAGAAGTCAACCTCACCCTTTTCTACACTTGTTGAGTTTTCGCTATTGTGCTTGTAGACTCCTCCGTTGGCAATCGTATAGGCTGCAAAGGGAAGATACTCCATCATCGCAAAATGGATGAGCATAGGTTGGATGTAGGTGTTTACCAATGAGAGGTAGTTTCCAGCAAGAGTCCCAGCAATGATGTCGGCTGAAATCTTATTGTACAAGTCCGTACCCAAGTAGTTTTGGATATGAATCTCTTGAGCCACCTTAATCCATTGAATGAATTTATCGGTATCTACATTGCCTCCAAGTGCGGTGCTACGCACAAGGTCTTCTCGCTTGATAAATAAAGCCGTTGCCATCTCTTATCGTGGGTTTACAAATCCTTCATTGGGCATATCAACGGGACGAGTGGCTACCTTCTTGTCATTGACTTCCAGTTCCGCTCCCGCTCTCTTTGCCTTATTCACGCCTACCTCTGCATTGGGAGATTTTGCATCTACGCTCTTTGCTCCCTCTTTAGCCATAAACACCTTACGCATCCAAAAATGGTGGCATCGTGCGCCTCCCTTATACAACCAAATGTCATAGGTGTCCGCTCCTCCTACTCCGAATCCAGCATTAACGGCCTTTGTGGACATTGAAAGAATATCCTCCTTGCGGTAGACCTTCTTCGCTGATACCATCTTCTTGCAGAACTCTCGTGAGTTGTCTCCCGCTTGTTCGGGGGCGTAGCCATAGCGAACCTTGTAGGGACGGCCTTCGGGCGTTACTCCGTCTTGTGTTGACTTGGCATTGGGGAAAGCAGTCCCCGTAGAAGCGAAAGCAAAGAATTTCTCCATCTGCGCCTCTGCCTCGTAATCTACGGGGGCTTCCTCTACCAATTCCCATTCGGATTCATCAATAACCTCACCGAGAGCCTCCAACTCATTAAAGGCATTGTCAAAGTATTCATCCGTAGGTTCTGCGCTCAACTTAACGCCCGTTTCTTCTTCTTGTGTTTCTTGGTCTACAACCACATTATCTTGGAACTCCAAAGGCTGAAGTGTCTTGAAGTACAAGTTGAGTGAAATGTCGTTAAAAGCAAGAATCTTATCCACACCATCCAAAATCATCTCTTGGAAGGGGCGAATGATAGTGTTGTCAAATAGGGTAGAAGCCGTCTTCAACTCATCAGCATTGTTACCCAGTCCGCTTTGGTCTTTAATACCCAAAAGCATCGGGGAAGTAACGCGGTGAGCAACCATCAACTTACGCATTGCCTCATCAGCCAAGAATTGATATTGGTCAGAAGCATCGGATAGTTGTACGGGTTCAATCGTAGCGGACATCTCCTTGTTGTCATTGAAGGCAAGGATGAACTTCCCCGCATTGCTCGTACCGCTAAACTTCTCACCGATACGGCTCTCAATCATATAACGCTCCTCCTCCGTTGGAACTCCGTTGTTGAAGTTGATCAACATAGAAGGACTCATTCCATTCTTGATGTTGTTGAGGTGGTAGTTTGCTACTTCCTCCTCAAGCTCGGCATATTGTAAGCCTCCTTGATAGTCAACTGGAGAATAATAGTAGAATCCCGCACGATAAGGGCGGATGTACAAAATCTCAATTCCCTCTTGGCTATATCCAAAGGCTGGGATACGCATAGGGGTTTCTTTCTTGTCTTTTACGGCACTCCAATCCTTTGCGTAGTAGTAGGCTTCAATATCTCCCTCCTCATTGCACTTCTCGGCTCGTAGGCTCTCAATAGGCATATGGAATACCTCCGTTACACGGGTGTGGTCTTTGGAGTAGATGACTTGGAAGGCACATTGACCCATCATCTTGAGGTCTGCCGTTACCTTACGCAAACAATCCTTTGAGAACAAGGACTTCATTTGAGCGTAGGCTTCGGGCTTCCGTGAGGAATCCGTAGCATCCAATCCCCTTCCGTAGATGAGTTCGGAGATGCCGTTGATGATGGCGTTGTTTGTTGCGCTTCCGTTGTATCGGTCAATCAGATACTGGAAGTAGTTGTTTGATTCACCATAGGCAACCCAATCCTTGTCCCGATATTCTTTGACTTCGGGAGTGGTGTAGTTGGATAGGTTTACAAATCGGATGTTGCTCATAACACAATAAATTCATTGTTGTAGGATTCCTCCTCCGTGTAGACATTTTGGTTCACCGTGAACTTGTCATATTCCGTTTGTGAAGTTACGAAAACTCTATCTCGGTAAATGAGATTAGAGCCTTTAAAAATCTTCATACCATAGAATGTCCCACCGACCAAAGAAAAGGTCGCAGAGAGGCTCATAAAGCCGTTAGATTCGGTGATAGATGGGTTGATGGTAGCCGTAGTGTTTGTATTCTCGTTTGTGAGGTACAAATTAACGCCATCAAGGTCGTTCAACGCTTGGCGTACACAACTGGAAGCCTCAAGCGTTCCACCATCAAGCAACACTCGTTCAAAGTACAAATCCAAATCCTCCGATGAGAACACATAATCTCTCGGAATGATGGTAATGGTTTGTGATGTTCCTACGGGTTGTAAAATGTGCATCGTACCTAAATAACCTCAAAGTGAAAGTTTATTCCAAAAAGAAAGGGGGCAATCGCCCCCCTCCATCTCATCAAGTTTAGCACTCTTTCAAATTGCTAACGCAAATATGTGAATTATTTTATTTCTTTTAGGAATTGGCGCATATCATTTCGCAGCATAGAATACTCAAGAATGACTTGCCGACCCATATCTATAACTTGCATACCTTGCTTCCACAAAGGAACTTGTTGTGGCTTTCCACCCATCTCAATTGCTAATGCCTCCAATGGTTTAAGCTCTTGCTTGATGCTATTGGTCATTCGGTCAATAGTATCAATATCATCTTCAATTGTCTTGAGGCTTTGCTCAACTTCAATTTTCTTGTTTTTGACTTGTGATACAATTGACTCTACTTCGCTCAATGATGCTGATTTAAGGTCTTGCATCAATCGCTCAATCTCACGCACGGGAGCATTCAAAGCACCAATACCACGAGCCTTCTTGGGTTCAATGAAAGAAAATGCTTTCATTAACTCGCTACGCAAAGTGGCGAACTGGTTTGAGAACTCGTATTTTGCTGCTTCTTCTGCAATAGAAGATATACGATTAAAAGCCTTTTGTATTGTTTTCATCTTTGAATTAGGTTAGAAGGGGGCATAAGCCCCCCTCCGTTTAACACACCTATTAAGGATTGATCTGCGTAGCAGAAACCACAACTCCCGCACCACTCAAAGTGTTGTCAAGGAAGTTGGCGGGAACTTGCTCTTGGGCAGTCAAAGTAAGGGTATAACCACTCAAGTCACCCATCGCTGCTCCAGTTACAATCGTTCCACCAGTAACCTCCGCTCCGTGAAGCAATCCCATCACAAAGATATTACCATTATAATCTTCTACAAAAATATGAGGACGGCCATAAGCCATCAATTTCAATTCTTTGTGTGAGGCCTTATCTAACTTGGTGAAGGTTAGCTCCAATACTTGCTCATAGAAAGTCGTTCCGTTCTCGCGTGATGAGTTTACATTCTGCGTGAAAGAGGAATTTCCTTTTACATCATATTGGTAAGCATCGGGTGTACCAGCGAAAGAATCAATCGCATCGGTATCCGTTACATCGTAGGTGATAGCACCCAAATCTCCGTAGTTGGAGAAGTAGACTGCCTTGATGCCACCTACTACATCTTTACAAGGGACTGTCCGTCCAGTACTTAAATCACAAGCCATAGTTATTTGAAATAAAAAAGGAGAGCGAGGGTGTTCCCCAAGCCCTCCTTTGGGTTAGTCAATTTCGGTTAATTAAGAGTACAATACGATGTCAGAACCGATACCATACTGAACACCAGCCGTGTATCGCATAATCACGCGAACATTTTGGCTTCCGTCCAAATCGCCCATATCCAACAACTTAACCTCGTTGTGATCGCTCAACAAGCCAGTACCGAAGTAAAGGTTAGAAGATTGAGCAGCAACCATCTTGTTGGAAGCAAGACCGCTTACCATAGCAACACGGATTCCGTCAAAGAACAAATCGCCTTGACCGTACCACATAGTTCCTTTGTTGTCCATACCATTAGCACCAAGACCGCTTGTTCCGAATCCACCCAAAGCACGAACATAAGCACGAGCTACATTTTGGGGAACATAGATAGTCAAGTCTTCCTTGCCGTAAAGAGCGTTGGGGATAGCATCAGCAACCTTGCCCAACTCCTCAATAACATTCGCAGCAGTAACGGTTGTTCCAGTAACATCGTTTACATCACCATCGGCAGTCATCAAAGTAACGAAGCCATCAAACTCTCCCGCAGTAGCGTTAACACCACCCCAAATAGTCTGCTCGGTCTTTTGAGCAACTTTAGCAGCAATGTGGCCGATCAAGAAATCGGAGAAAGATGCGGGAAGGTTGTCATAAACGGAGTAGCCCATTTGTACGGCTTCCCAGTCAGAACGGAAGTCCTTTTTGCACAACTGCAAGTTCACTTGGAATTCTTCGGGTTGCAAGATGCGCTCCGTCAAAGTCAAAGAAGAAGATGCAGAGAAGTCACAAGAGGCGTTAGCAACCAAGTCACCAGTAGCAACTTTCTTGATAACCTCTTTGAATTTGACATTAGGCTTGATTTCAACAAGACCCTTGTCAAGGGTGTCTGCGCTCAAAAGAGCAGCGGCAATATATTTGCCAGCAAATTCTCCACTATATGTGGTCGTAATACTTGTACTCGTGGACATTTTCTATTGTGGTTTTTTATTTGTTCAATTTAGACATCACTCGGTCAAAAGAAGTTTGAGGCCGACGATTGGCCAACTTGACTTCTGATTTGGGAGCGTTTTCGGGGTTGTGCTTGATAGGTTTAGCAGCAGATTGTGAGGACAACTCGGTTTTCAAGTTAGCGTTCTCCTCCTCTACGGCACTCATCTTCTCTTTGTAAGCACCCATTTCTTCACGGATAGCAGAAAGTTCAGCCTTGATTTCTTCAATGATAGGCATCACAATCTCCTTTACTTTGTCTTCCATCGGCATTTCTTCAGCCAATGTTTCTTCAACGACTTCTTCTTGGGTTTCCTCTGAAGCCTCAACTTCCACCTCTACGGCTTCTTCTTCGGCTTCGGCTTCTGCGGTCTTGATTTCTGCGATGACACCTTCTTCGGTAACATACAAAACACGGCCGTCAGCCAATGTGTACTCTCCAACGGGAACGGCAATGCGATCTTCTTCATTAACGATGAATACCTCATTACCCGCTTCAAACGCCTCTGCTTCAAGAACAGTTCCGTTCTCCAAAGTCATTTGCTCAAACTTGACCTCAACCGCCTCCTCTTTAACGGAAGACAATTCAGTCATAATGCGCTTTAATACTTCAGTTGCTTTCATAACTATCTAAATAATTGATTTAAAAAAAGAATTTACATTTTTAGTTGTTTCCCGTTGTTGCACCTATTCCTTGCGCCCATAGTGAGCCATCGCAACACTTACGGGAATAGGTGTTCTTGTCTTTGCATAAGCATCCACGCTTTGAGCCTTTGGGAGAGGTGCGTGAAGGTATTACTACATCGCCTTTCATAATTGTCCAAGTTCTTTGAGTTTGCTTTCTGCCCAACGCTTACCAGCCAATCCACCCCATAAGAGATAGGAGATGGTGCCACACGCCTTCGTATCACCCTCGTCATAGTATTCCTCCGCTCGTGAGAGATAGGAGTGCATACGCTTGATTGTCTCTACGCTGATGGGTTTGCCTTGTGCAAGTTGTTGAGCGCGGATCTTGCCGACATCCGTAGCGCATTTGTTGTTTACCTCTGCGTTTAGTTCAATGCCTCGTTTGGCGTTGTTTCTTACCGCTTCGGGATAGTCTGAATAGGATTCCAGTTCGGTACGCTTACCCGTCTTTCTACGGCCATCCTTTTTGATGACTGCTTTGATTTGGGATAGGATGAGTTCGGCTTCTTGCTCCTCCAACACTTCCATCTCTTGCTTGTTGAAGTTTACCTTGTCAACAAAGTATCCCTCAATAGAGAATCCCTTGACCTTTCCAGTCTTGACATAGTTCTCCCAAATGTCGGGGTTGTTGACCTTCATAGAAATCATCCAAGTGCCTACTGGCATATCCATTCCATAAAGGCGTGACTTATCTTTCTCGGTGTCCTCTACAATCCAAGATTCTACGACACTTAACTTTTGTAGCTCTGCCTCGTGTTCAAGGGTTGATTTGTTTTGGTTTCCATTCTGGAAGAATAGTTCACTTGCCTTGCGGATTGTGTCCTTTGAGAAATACACATAGAACTCCTCCTCACCGCTTCTGCGGTAGATGGGCTTGTTGGGGATGAGGGCTGCGCCCATTAGGATTCGCTTCTCCTCGTTTTGGGTAGCGAACTCTACCTTCTGCGTTTTGAGGGCTACAAAGTCCTCCTCAATAGCGGGATTCTCAACGATGCTGATGGCTTGGATTCCCATCAGTTCTTGCATCTCGTCAAGGACTAATTCAATTATGTTCATCCGAATGTTGCGGTTTTGATTCTCTTTCTTTCTAATTCTTGGGATGAAGTTACATCGCTTCCTACGACATAGGCTCTCATCGGTTGGCGGTTTTGTTGTCCGATACTCTCGGCAAGTTGGTTGATTCCACTTTGTCCCACTACATTAAATGAAGGAGAGATGGAAGGAGCAGATGCTCTCGGAGCAGCACTTGTGCTTATCTGCGTGGAATCATATTGGCTACGCCCGATGGCTGCAACTTGAGCAGCAGCAAAAGCACCCGCAAGGGTGGCTTGAATAGCGGGATAGGCTGGAAGCAATGAAGTGATAGGCGAAGCAGCAGCGGACTTAAATGCATTTTGTACGGATTCAATACCACTTACAATAGCCGAAGCTAATGATAGTTTCTTTTGAATCTCAAACTGTCTGCGTTTGGTTGCCTCGTCTCCATCGGCTGCTTCTTTTGCAAAGGCTTGTTGCAATGCGCTGATGGCCTCAAGGCTTTGGGATGCAATTTGATAGGACGCCTCTTGCAATGCCCTACGATTCTCAATGATCCGTTGGTCGTTTGCCCTCTCATTGGCTACGCGCTCTGAATCAAGTGCTTGTTTATTGGCGTTGTAGTCTGCATCAATCTGCAACTTCTCATTTGCCAAATCTTGGTAGTAGGCGGTTTCCGTTTGGCCTTGTGCCTCAAGACGGGCTATCTCCTCATTGACGATAGATAGGCGGTTGGCGTTGAGTTGTTCGTTTAGAGCCTCTTGTTTGGCGATTCTATCACGCTCAATCTCGTATAATCTTTGTGCTTTCTCCTCCTCGTTATAGATGAGTTCAGCATCTGCCGTTTTACGAGCAATCTCCGCATCAAGACGGGCTTGTTCTTGTGTTTCAAAGGCCTCGTTTGCTGCTTCCGTTGCGGAGCGTTGAATATCCAACTGCTCACGCATCAAAGAGTTTTGGTTCGTTAGGGCTTCGGAGCGTTGTCCCTCAAGGCGTTCCGATAGGTCAATCAATTCAAGTTCCGCTTGGCGTAGGGCTACGAGGTTCTCCGTTGTCTTGTTCTTCTCGTATTCTGCTCGTGCGAATGCTACTTGAATCTCAATCTGCTCACGCTCTTTGGCGGTTTGTTCTTCCAACAAAGCAAGGAGGTCGGCATTGGCCTTGATACGCTCATCAATGCTCTTTGTTTCATCATCACGCAGTTGGCGCAATACCTCTGCACTCCGTTGGTATTCCAACTGAATCTTTTGGCGTTGCACGGCTGCGAGTTGTGCAGCCTTCTCCAGTTCTACAAGTGCTTGAGCCGAATTAACGGCTTCCTTGATTTGGTTGGGTAGGTTTTTGGCGTAATCAAGAGCCGTCTTTGCAACATTCTTTACCGCTTCAATACCACCTTCCTCAACGCCTACGAGGGCATCTACGGCATCAGCCCCCGCCAACTTAACTTGTTCCAATGCACCCGCAAAATCTCCCGTAAAGAGGTTTGCAAGGGCTGAACCCAAGTGGCCTACCGATGAGAGTATTTGGTCAAAGAAGTTTAGAACATAATTTTGAATAGCACTACCAAAATCCTTGATGGATTGTACTGGGTCACTAAAGATGCTATTTAGGAGTTTGCTTACTGGTGGGAGTACCGATTCTGCAAGGTCGTTAAAAAGGATTTTAAGGGTATTGAGCAAGGTGTTGAAGATGTCCATCACCTTTTGGTTGCCCGTGAATACTTCCTTCAGTTGGTCAAACGCTGCAATGAAGATACCGATACCAATTCCCTTCAAGGCGGTTCCGATTCCACCTACGGCTTTTGAAACGGAGTTACCCGTTTTGCCCAAGTCCTTTACGCCAGTATTTACATCCTTGAGTTGCCCCTCAAGTTCGCCTACACGCTTATTGAGTTGATCAATGGCATCAATCAGTTTGGAGGCATCGCCCTCAATCTTTATGTTTTCAATTACTGCCATTATCTACGCTTTAAGAACTCCGTCCAAGTTTTGGGCATTCGGTACTTGCCTTTTGCGATGTCAATGTTTTGGCTCTTGCCTTTCCATTCATCGCTTTGAAGCAACTCAATTAAGTAACTCAAATAACTTGTCTTCATACATCGTTAAGTAATTCCAAAGTAGCCTTGCCCGTAGTCATATTGATGTTTGCGCTATTGACAATCCACTTTTGGTTGTTCCAAATAATCTTGTTCTTGAGGTCAAGGGTGATAATCTTCCCGATGGGGAGTTGGGCTTCTACTTCAACCAACCTACGGCTTGTATTGTATAGGTCGGTGATGTAGTCTCTCCAGTAAGTTTGATAGAGGCTCTTGCCTACGGGGGTTAGATAGAATGGGTCGGTATCTGCCCCCCAACAAATGGAGTAGGCCAATCCCGTTCCCGTGCTTGTGCTTGACACATTGGCGTACCATACTTGGTTCACTTGTGTTTCCATATCGGCCTCATCAACAAAAGAGATTGGGTTGGATGATATGTCCAATGAAAAATCGCCATAGATTAGGATAGGCGCACCGACATAGGGCTGAAAGCGATTTTCAAAGTCCGTATCAAACTCCCGCGTTTGGGATTTATAGACGAGGATGTTGGTTAGTGTTCCGTTGTCAATATCCGTTAGGCGTTCAAATAATGGACACTCAAAGGGAAGCTCTACTTGCAGTTCTTCCCCATCAAAAGCAAAGTCAGCGCGTAAATCTCCAAAGCCAGTTGTATTGGTCTTTTGGTATTGGTATCCAAGTATCTGATCCGTGTCTTGGTAACTATATGAAATCCTACGATACAAATCGGGGCGATTGATGATCGTTTCCGTGATGTCCAAATACTCTTGGAAGTCTTTATCCACTCCATCGGCATACCAGTCATCAAGTGTTTGTAGGTTGAACTCGGTGGTGCTATTTGGTGTGATAACAACATTGTGCATCTTGAAGATTCCCGCTATGAAGTCAGCCACCTTAATCTCGGGCATCAAAGGACTCATTGCAAGAAGGAATGAATAGGTCGCTGAAAGGGTTTGGTCTACCTCAAAGCGTTGAGTGGTTGTAGAGGCATCGTAGGCCGTGTAGTCCGTTACTTGGTAGTTGAATGTCGTGGCCGTTCTTGGGCGTATCTTGATTTGTACCTCATCGCCACTATCAAAGCCATAACCCTCAAATGTGATTAGAACGCTTGATGCTGGGTGGGCATCCTCTTGCGCTACGCCTATCTGCACTCCGTTTTGAAATAGCCCAATCTCATAGGCTGCGCTAACATTTTGAATGGTAATTCGTAGTTCGTAAATATCCGTATCTACAACAGTCCAAGTTTCGGTAGATAGGTTGAACTCTACACCTCCACCAGTAGTGCGGTTGAAGTTGATGAGTTGCCACTCAATAGCCGTTGAGGAATCGTATAAGTACCCTTCGTAGCGATGCGCCCACAAGAACAATTTGTTGAACTGCGTGTCGCTCATAAAGTCCCCTACAAAGTTGATTCCGTATTTGGTTTCAATCGCCTCAAATAGTTTTACAACCTTGATGGCGGGTTTCACCTCATAGTATTTAACTCCGTGATGGTGTCCCGTGTGTCCCGTTACAAACTGAATGTCATCCTCGTGGCGTGGGTCGGAGGAGTTGGCTACATTGTACACCCAATTCCTTACTGGGGACATTAGAGGATAGAATACCTCTCCACTCAATAGAGCATCCGAGTCAAATCCTTGTTGGATTGTTGCCCCATTGTAGTCGTGGTCGTAGGCACTCAAATCCAAGTCGTAGAGATAGTCCTCTCCAAACAAGTCCGTGAGGTTTACCAAGTCCCCATAAAAGGTCAATGAATAGGCGTATGGTTCAGTACCCTTGAGTTGTACATTCTCAAGTTGGATAACACCCGTGCGGAAGGATAGTGAGTTAATCTCTATTCTTGCTTCTTGGCGTAAATGAGCATCAAAGCCTCCACTAATGTCCGTGCGATAGTAGTGGGATAGGATTTGGTTGTTGGTCTTTGAGGCGGGTATCGTAAACGATTGCGTGAAGTCCGTGAACACCTTTGAGATGTCTTGGATGTTCTGCACCGAAAGGTTGATGCTTATTTCCTCGTCTTGGAATAGGTCAACCCTTTGGTTATTGATATAGATGTCTACTTTATTCATCGGATGAGGTTGCGCTCATCGTGAGCGTAGTCAAAGGTGATGGTATAATTGATGAGTTTTTGATTCACTTCCTTTTGGTAGTCAATCGTTCCCCTCTGGGGATTTACACTTCGGTAGTTGCCACTTTCCAAAATGCGGATGTCTTCGCTCATCAACATATCCTCAATCACATCCTTGTAGGCTTCTTCCACCCATCCCGTGTTGAGGGTAATGGTGTTGCGTGAGTTGATGTTGAAGTCTTGGTATTGAGCCGTTTTCAAATCGGGTTCAGTAAAGGCATCAGCATAGATGCTGCGCTTGTATTGATCGTTAGTGAAAGCTCCTTGCTCGGTACTCGCCTTAAAGAAAGTAATGTAATCGCTCACCCCGTAACGGTTCACATACTGAATAATCTCGGGGGTGTATTTAGGTTCGCAGATGACCTCGTAGTTGTGAGCAACCTTGTCGTGTCCTCCTAACGCCTCTATGGCGTTCATTAAGCAAGACCATCCCTCAACAGTTCCTCCATCGGCTTCTACTCGTGCGGGGTAATCAGCCCCTTCGGAGTTGGTGATGAGGTTGATGGTGTAGGTGCTTGTTGGTTCAACGCCTACAAAGTCCAAAACACTCTGCACACCGCTTGGGATGTAGATGACTTTATTTTGGCTCTCGTTAGAGTTGTTTGCGAAGCCCAATTCATCCTCAAGGATATACCAATATTCCGTTCCGTTAATCTCATAGGAGATGGCATTCAATCCATTTGAAGCGAGATACAAAGCAGCCAACGCCTCACGATTTTCGGAGTACACTTGGTGATTGCGGTCAATGGTCATACGAGCATCCGTCCATTGGCGGTTTTGAGCATCGCCTCTCTTTGTCCAACCATCGGTGGCGAGGAATGCATAGGTTGTACCCGTTCCCCAAACTGCCGTTGTGGGTGCTGCGCCATTGTTAGAGTAAGTCCAATCACCAGTAAGATTCACCCACAATACCTCTCCGACTTCGGAGGCTGATGGGGCGATGATGTTGAACTTGCCCATTGGGTGCGAGAAATCCTCACGGATTAGGTTGCTAATCTCAAAGTTGATTACCTCGTCTACGGAGATAGTTTTGCTCAAGGAGTAATCTGCTCCCGCTGCGCCAGTCTTTGCGCCCGTGTACATTTCCACGCCACAAGACATTTCGTCCAGCCTATCGGCTGCGAGGGTGTTGTTCTTGCCCGTTACGAAGATGGGGCTTCGCGCCATTCTAACGCTTGAGGGACTTCCTAATGTTGGTGTACTCATTTTCTTGTAAATGCTTGTAGGTCTTCTTGTGTCAATTCAAAGGCTTTTACTATGTCGGGTGGGAGTTGCTTAAAAGCCAACCCAAAGGGACGGCTAAAGAACTCACTCGGCCTAATGCCCGTTTGATAGATGGAACGAGAGATGAGGAAAGCCGTTGAATCATAGCTCAAGAATTTGCCTTTCTTATCTCTGAATTGGAATCTCTTTGCTCTAACCCATTTGGGGATGGATTCTCGTAAGCCACCCTTCTTTCCAGTACCCGTGCCAAAGCGATAGGGACTGTTAGGGGCTTTGGAGGTGGAGGATTTACCCTTGACACCTTTGTCTTGGAACTCTCCATAATCAGCCATCTTAAATACCATAGAGAACGATCTTCCCGCTTGAGATACATTGAGGTCATAGGAGATTGAGTTGTACAATTCCTTACTGACATTCTTGCTCTTTTTGGAGAGGTTGCTTCTTGCTTGTTGAACGACATACTTGCCGAACTTATTAAGCACCGCTTCAATGTTCTCTTTGCGTGGCATCAGCAAGAAGAAATTTCATTGTTGGGGAGCAACACATCAAAGGTCGCAGTCCATCCAACTAACAAGTTCTCAAACCGCTCGGAGAATGGGAGGCAAGTAGGATTCCCGTCCAACTGATACAAGTCCGTGTAGAGTGTCCCCTTACGCAATTTCGTTACCACATCATTGATGACGGCAAGTTGGGTGTTGAGGATGTCTTGCTCATTATTCGTTCCGTAGAAAGGCTCGTTTTGGTCACGAGGGTTCTCCTTCGTTTCGTCCAGTACATCCATACACATCAAACTCACATTCATACGAACCACTTGACCTTCAATGGTCGCTTGGTTAATCATTATGTGAGCAAGGGGGAAGATGGTTTGCTTGTTGAGGTCTACATCAAAGATGTCCCCGAATGTTACGACATTCACTTGGCTATGTGCCTCAAGGGTGTCTTTGAGAGTTTTGGTAATGTTGTAGAATTGCCTCATTTCAACTTGCTTTTGAGTATTTTGTTTTCGGTTTCTGCTTTATGCTTTTCGTAGGTAAGGAAGGTAAGGCATTGGTGAATGGGTAATCTTCCAACCGCATCAAATCGCCCAACATCTCCTTGAGCAAGGGAATAGAAGGTATTGTACCATCCCCATCGTTTTGAGAATTGGGCTTGGGGTGAGAAGTCATCACCGCCATTTCCTTCTCCAAATAGTTCAGAGTATGAACCAATAATTCGCTTCCTAAAGTCCAAAAAAAAAGCACCGCACCCATTGCGACATCCATCGGAGCTGACTTCATTGTATCGCAATACTTGGTGGCTGATTCGTAGGGTTCAATGTCATATCGCTTCCCGCTCTTTTGCGTTACTGGACGATACAACACCGCCATTGTCTTATGGAGGTTTTGGATGTCTTGGAGGTAATTGTCAAGGTCTACGAACTCCCCATAGGTAATATCTTCCAATGAGGGGATGAATCCGTATTCTTGTCCGTTAAGCGTGAATCTCTGCGTTAAGGAGGGTTTCTCCTTCATCATTGTATTGAGGTGTTTAGAAACGCCAGTAATATCCTTAAATCGGATGTTGGGTAGTTTCTCTAATGGGACATTGCAAAAGATCTCCAACATCTTCTTTGTGAGAAATTCATCATCACCCTCCAAACGAGCAAAGCGTTGATACTGCTCAAGGGTGATTTCCGAAAGCGAAGTGGGTACAATGACTTTTAGTTCCATTGTTTAAATAACCTTTAGAATTTATCTTATAGCATAACGCCCGTAGTTCGGACGGCTCAACCTATTGAAGGTGGCGTAGCGTGTCGCATCAATGGCGTGGTTGAAGGCATCAATGGGTCTATTGAGTAGGTTTCCGTTCTTGTCCTCTTGCCATTTGTAGTTCTGGAACTCTCGTATTGCGTTCTTGCTTTCCTTCGTTACAAATATCTTATGGCGTTTGAGGATGTCTATTCCCGCCATCACGCTATCCGCTCCTTTAGCCGTTGGCTTGACATTCCATCCCATACGATGCAATTCCTCAATGCTCTTGGGTTCGGCACTGTCTGCCCATATCTCGTCAAACCTTGTCAGTCCCAGTTCCATTAGTTTTTGGCTAATGTCTTGGTTGGTGAGGTTGGTGTGGTAGAGCAACTCTTGGATGTATAGGTTGTCACCATCTTTAAACACCTTGACAAGGGAGGTGGGGTCGTTGGTGAATCCAAAGTCAAGCCCTAATGAGATGAGTTGGCCTTTCGGTTCTTCGGTTACTTGGAATTGGAAGATTGTAGCTCTTGACATACCACGCTCTCCAAGACCGTATACCCTCCAATAATCTTCATCCGTATCTTGCAGCCTTTCAATTTCTTGACGAATGGAGGCATCAAGGAACGGGTTGTCTTTGTATGTTGTTTGAAAGAACTCGCAGTCATCACGAGGGATTACCCTATCATAAATCCAATGGAATGAATCAGATGGGTTGTAGTCAAGGATAATGCGACCATCAGTACGAAAAACGAGTTGTTGCCAGTCCTCAAAAAATAGTTCATTGGCCTCATTGACATAAAGCAGATTTCTTTTACGGCCACGAATCTTTTGAGGTTGGTCAAGTGATATAAACTCTACCAAGTTTTCATTTAGATAGTATTCGTGATTTGATTTGTTATGGTATTCCTCTCTGTATAGGTCGTGTTGACGGAGTATATCAAAGAAGTCACGCATTACCGATGCCCGTAGGGATGGGAATGATTTACGGCATATAGTTATGGTCTTGTCCGTATTCTTTTCTGAATAGGAAAAAATTATCCATAGCAAGATATTGTAGGTCTTACCGCTACGAGTACCCCCTTGCTCAACAACTATCTTTTTGTCAGAGCGCAGAAGATGTCCGAATACCTTATTGGTTTCAATCTTCGCCAAGAATCTCTATTTGGAACATTTTGCCTCCCGTTGCCTCTATCTCTTGGCGTTCCACATAGCCACGCTTCTTTCCTTTTGTTTTCAAGAAGAAGATTGTCGCGGTAGAATTGCCGTCTTTGATTTGCTTATGCAGTTGGCTTTCTGCAAAGTCAATCGCAACATCTCCAAGTTCCTCAACGGCCTTCTTGTATTCCGCATCATCTTGCATCCATAGGTAGTGCGTAGTACGCCCAATGCCTACCGCCTTACAAGCAGCAGTTACAACACCTAATGACTTTTCAAGTGCATCAAGCATTGCCTTTTTATGTTGTTCAGTTTTGTCCATACGGCTTACCGTTTATTTTGATTTCAAGTGATGGGTCAAGTTTCTGCATTCGGTCTACAATGACTTGGCAGTAATTTGGACTCATCTCAATGCAATAACAAGTTCTTTTTAATTGATGGGCGGCAATCATTGTTGTCCCGCTTCCACCAAAAGGTTCAAAAATCAAATGTTTTGTTTCTGTAAATGATTCAACAAGAATGCCATATAATTTAACTGGCTTTGGGCAAGAATGAAGTTCACGAAGGCTAACTCCATTAACTTCCTCTTTTTCAACCATTAACTCAATTACATCATTTTTAAGATTTTTGGCTGGAGGATTTAGTATTAAAATGGGTTCCCAAGTTGATGCTCCACCAACTCCGTTACCCGCAGCAGCAAATTTCTTATACCATACAGCAACCTTTGTTTTGCCAAATCTTTCAATGTCTCTTGATAGATTCATCAAACCACTTGTCCAAACTTTACCACAATCGTGCAAAGCAAAAACATCCCAAACGAGTTGAGCGTTTAATTCATTTGAATCATCTTTATGTTTATCATATTCATAGCCAATTCCGTATGGTGGGTCTGTTAATATAAGGTCTGCCTTTCTTCCATCCATCAATTTTGCAATCGCATCTGAATCCGTAGAGTCCCCACATAGCAGTCGGTGTTGGCCTATCTCTATTAAATCACCAAGCACGATATTGGTTTGTATCTCGCTCGGCATTTCATAGTCATCCTCCTCTGCTTCAAGCACGGGAGTATTATCAAAAGGCAATTCCAATCCCCAATCCTCTAACGCTTCTACATCCCATTCATTGGCGAGTAAATCCCAATCCCATTCACCAAAACCTACATTGTCTTTGATGATAAATTCGGCCTTCTGCTCATCGGTAAGTTGGTCGGCAATAAGAATGTCCACTTCCTTTAGACCCGCAGCAATGGATGCCTTTAAACGCATATTGCCTCCAAGAACTACCATATTGCTATCCACTACGATTGGTCGCAGTTCAAGCATTTGGGGGAATTCTTGGATGGACTTTACGAGTTTCTTGAACTTGTCATCCTTAATGATGCGTGGGTTGGAAGGGTTAGGTATAACCTTTTTGATATCTACTTTCATCTTCTAAATAACTTTTTATTGTGTATTTCTTGTAGCCACTCCTTATGGTGTTTCACATCTCCATAGGTTATATGGCAATTTCTACATAGAGCCATTAGGTTTTCTATTGTGTCGTGGTTGGATGTTCCTCCCATTCCTCTTGCTTCTATGTGGTGGATGTCTACGGCTTGACGGTTGCATACCTCGCAAGGGATCCAGTCCGTTTCATCATAGCCCATCTCTTGGAGATATAGTTTGGTGTGTTTTTTCATATTCCGCAATATCCGCTATCGCATTCGTTAAAGTCATCATCAAAGAGTTGGAATTGTAAGCGATGCCTCTTGATGCTTTCGTAGGTCATTTCTTTTTTGAATCTCGCTTTGTTTGTTTCTTGCTTTGCGAACCAATTAAACTTGCTTGGCTCTTTCTCTGACATATGCTTGAGTAGAATTTCATTTCGGTGGAAGCATCCTACACAATTATTCATATATGCAAATCTAACGGGTTTTCCTTTCCAGTAAGATTCTATTTGGTCTTTGTAGATGTTGTCGTTTATTAGAGGGAATGTTGCTTTTCGGTATTTGAGTTCCGCCCATTTGTTCCTCCCGCCTTCCGACTTACCGATTACGAACTTGTCATATTGGAAGCCATCCTCTTTGTGTCTTGAGAGCATAGAGTTGGCTCGGCTAACTTCGTTTGCTCTAAAGCCTATTCGCATCTCAATAGGTAATTCCGTATTTTGATGACACCATTCTTTGATTGGGTTGACTTTTAGTTCAGTCGTGCAAAAGCGTTGGGTGACATTTGGTAGGTATTTGTATTCCTCTCCATTTTCTTTTATCCCTTGAATAATGACATCGTCAAATGTTTTGCCAGTAATCCAAGTGATTTTTCTTCCGATGAATTGCTCAAGATCAAGCATTGTGTAGATGATATCATCTTGCTCAAGCGTTCCTATAAACTCTTGTCCTATTCTATCGGAAACCTCTTGGCGAATCTTTGCATCGGGAAATAAACAATCGGGGTCGCTTGTTCTTACGAGCGAGAACAACTCATAATCTGCGGGGTAGTTTGCTGCGATATACGATGAAGTCTTACCTCCAGATAATGAGTTTATTGTTTTCATAGGTGCATTCCGCTCTTGCTTACAAAGCTAACTCCCCACCATAGCCAACCGATGGAAACGCATCCATCGCATATTGTGGAATCATAGGTGATAGATATGTGTGGGAGCAAATGTACGCTTCCTATGTATTTAAATGTTTCAATGCTCATAGTTGATACACTTTAATGTTTGTGTGTTCGTTGCTTCGGGTTAGTTCCCTTCCGTACTTGGCTGCTTCTATCTCGTGCCTAAATCCTTTTTGTAAGCCCTCAAGCCAAGTGTTCTCGGCAACCAACTTATCATATTGTACGATGTAGTTCATTTAGGGTACTGGTTGGATGTTGGCATTTCGGAATGATACATTCCAGTCGTTCTTCTTGATAAAGAGCAAAGCCTCCTCCATTGTTTGAAAGTCTTTCTCTCTCTGCTCCCATTTGGCAGCCCTCATTTTGCTTTGGTCAAAGTAGGTGTAGTTGACTCGGTATTTCATTTTTCTTTCGCGGTAAAGGTTTTATCGTGTTTCCAATTTGGTGGATTGTTAAATACAATAGAGTTGTTTTGCTTCAGCCACTTCTTGTAAATCAACTCACCATTTCTATAAACATAGACTTCATTACCTATGGTTTCTGAATACATCATCTCTCTTTGGTGTTAAAGGTTTGGGGGGAACATAGCACCAACCAACTCATCAAGAGCGTTCCCCCCTCCCCTCATTGTGCTATTTGGCGATCAAGCCATCTGCGATACATATTCGCTGCTATCGCCAATCGTTGGGGATAGTAGGCATAGTCCTTTCGTAGACGAGCCATTGCGATTCTGATAAATTGCTCTTTCATTCTAAAGTTCCTTGAATGGTGTAAGAATCCAAATCATTGTGTAAGACAAAAAAGTCCTTGTAGTCTTTCAATGCCTCTTTCACCTTCTTATATCCCTTGTTGATGAATGAATCGGCAATGTCAAACACCCCGATGTCCAATGAGC